CAAGTTGAAGCTGGTGGTTCAAATCAAACATCATTAATATTAAGAAGTGGTGGATTGAGAACCAATACCGATACAAGTAGAATATGGTTTCAAGGTGGTTCAAATACTCAAGCATTAATAGAAGCTCAATCTGGTGGTTCTTCTGCTATAGGTTCTTTAGCATTTCATACAAATGATGGTACGAGTTTGACGGAAAGAATGCGAATTAGTAGTGTAGGTGATGTCGGCATTGGAGTAGCTCCAAATGCAAATTTCAAAACATATATTTATGATAATACTAGTGATGCTAATGCTTGGGTAATGAATGTCTATCAAGATGGTGCTGCTGGTAATGGTGTAAGAATAGATGTTGATAGTACGGATACAACTGATTTTATTTTACAATGTGGCGCTAATGGTGGTTCAACAGAAGTTCTTAATGTGATGGCAGATGGCCAAGTTGGTATTATGGATACAACACCATCATATCCATTAGATGTAACTGGTACAATAAGAGCAACTTCTGATGTAATTGCATATTCTGATGAAAGAGTCAAAGATAATATTGAAACAATTGAAAATCCATTAGATAAAATAAAAGAATTAAGAGGTGTTTCATATAATAGAAATGACATTGAGGATAAATCCAAAAAGATTGGTGTTATTGCTCAAGAAGTAGAAAAAATATTACCAGAAGTTGTTGAACAAGATGATGAAGGTAAATATTCAGTTGCGTATGGTAATATGGTTGGATTATTGATTGAAAGTGTTAAAGAACAACAGAAACAAATAGAGGAGTTGAAATCTGAAATACAGGAGTTGAAAGATGGCAGTTCCAAGTAGTGGAGAAATAAGTTTATTGGGTATTTGGTCAGAAAAAAATGAAAGCGATTATACTGCAATGAGTGCAGATGGTGAGAATGCTTTTAGTTTAAGAGGTTTATCTGATGATGGAGAAGATGATAGTCTTTCAATGGGACAAATAAATTTAAATCCAAGAAACATTTCTGCTAATAGACCAAACCAATCTGCTCCACACGCTATGAGTGAATTTTATAGTTATGATCATGATGAGGCCAGTATTGCTGGATTTATGGTAGATGACTTTAAAGGAACACCAACATCAACAAGAGCTAATTTTAATTCCACTACTTTATCAGATAGTTTAACTTCTGGTGATGCAAGTGGTGATGCAAATGGACATAGTACATCAACAAGACCATTGTGGACAACATTAGGTGCTGCTACAGCTCATACAAGTGATGACTATATAAGAATGGGTTCTACATCAAATAGTAATCATTCACAATGGAGAACTACACAGGTAGACCAAAGAGATGGTGCTAGTGCTTCAAGTATTAGTGTTGGTAGTGTACAATTTGTATGGGAATTTAGTTTTTATATTGCCAGTGGTGGTAATAAGGATTTAAGATTTGTATTAGAGGCTGGTTCAAGTGTTCCTACGGGTACTTGGAATAGTGGTGGCAGTAATTTTAAAATATATGCATTTACATTTGATGATGCTAGTGGATATATAAGATGGCAAAGGTGGTCTACTTCTGGTACACAAACAACTGTTAATCAGACAGCAAATAGTGTATTTTCATATGATGCCTATCAAACTTGTAAGATAACAAGACTTACAAGTGGTAGGTGGAAATTAGAAATAGATGGTAGTACTGCTATTAATGGTGTTTCAGAAGGAACTAATAATTATACACAATTCTATGGATACAGATTTTGGACAGCAAAAAGTGGTAATGCTAGTACTGAAAATAGAGTTGATTATTTTAAAACTTATACCGAATAGGAAATACAATGCCTTATACAGATAATTATGAAGAACATTTTGGTAAAGGAGTTTTAGCAAGAGTTCAATATAAAGAAATTGATGAAGATTATGAAATCAACATAGGACATGAGATAAACTTTGGTTGTGCTTCACGGTTATTGAATGATATAGATAGTGATAAGATTGGTTTGGTATTTTTTGAAACATCAGATACAACTATGATAAATCAAATAAAAAATCATAGTGATTTGATAGAACACATTAAAACTTATTAAAATAAGGGATTATAATGGCATTTCATAACGGTAATAAAAAAGAAATCGTAAAAACAGGATTAGTATTTTATTTTGATCCATTAGATGCTCTTGCATATCCAAGTGGTACATCTGTTAAGGCATATCAACCATTTGAATCAACAGATGTGATTGCTGGAACAATGACCAATACACCAATTCATAAGAGTTCTATTGGTTATTATGAATATGATGATGTTGATCATACTACATGGACAAATGTCCAAAATTTACCAATAGGTAGTGAAGCAAGAACATTAGAACATTGGATTAGACCACATAGTTTAACTAATTATCCACAAGGTATAAATTATGGTAGTCTTAGTAGTAATCAATGGTGTGCTTTATATTTTTATCAAAGTAAAATATATTCTGCTTTTTATTCTAATGATATACAAGGTACTACAACACTTTCTACAAATACTTGGTATCATATAGCTATGACTTATGAGGGTGGAACTGGTGCAAGAAAAGTATATTTAAATGGAGCTGTAGACCAAACACAAAATAGTATAACTGCAACTAATACAGCATCAACAACGACAGTTAGGATTGCTGCCAGAGTAGATGATGATACTAATTCAAGACTTGATGGTGATATTGGTTGTTCAAGAATTTATAATAGGGCTCTAAGTGCAGCAGAGATATTAAAAAATTTTACAAAAGAAAGAAGTAGGTTCGGAGTATAATTATGGCAGTGATAGGCGGAACAAATATAGAAGGTGATGGTTTAACTTTTGCAGTAGATGTTTTAAGTGAAAATTGTTATCCTGGTAGTGGAACTACCGTTACAGATTTGATGGGTAGTAGAAGTGGTACATTGACTAATGGTCCAACAATAGGAACTTCTCCAACTAAACATATAAACTTTGATGGTAGTAATGATTATCTTCTTTATAGTAATTACATACCATCAGAACTAACAACTAATTCATATTCTTTGGAATTTTGGTTTACAAATAATGCTGGTGGTGGATATGAAGGAATTTTTGGAATACCATCTGGTTTTCAAATATATTCTAGAGGTAGTAAATTAGAAATTTATCAAAGTAATAATGGTGGTGGTACTTATAATGTAGTAAATGGTAGTACAAACAGTACATCTTTAGGTTCAGAGGGAGACTGGAATTGTGCTGTTTTACATAGAAGTGGAACAACTATTACTTTTTTTATAAATGGTGCAGCTGACGGTCAAGTAACAAGTGTGAGTGATAATATGGGAGTAGGTAGTGCAACTGATATGTTAATTGGATCGTATTCTACGACTGCATATCGTTATGGTGGATTATTAGGACCAGTTCGTATATACAATAGAGCTTTAACAGTAGCTGAGATAAATCAAAATTTCAATCAACAAAGAAGAAGATTTGGAATATAAAAATTAAAACTTTTATATTTATTAGTAATAAGGAGATTTAACAATGCCTAAATTCAGAGTAGTAAAACAACAATATACAGGATCAGATGCAGTTTATGTTGCACAATTGAGTGGCAGTAATGACCAATTGTATGAATATAATGTTGAGGACACCGCATATAGAAAAATGATAGAATTAGAGGCTGCTGATACAAATAGAAAGTATAAAGTTATAGAAATTTAAAAAAAAGTCTTAAAAAAATACATTTTGGGATTTTTAAGTTATATTTATTAAAGTAATTCACAATAACATAATAACAAAATTATAGGAGTTATATTATGGCAGAAGAAATTAAATTCACCGAAGATGAACTAAAGTCTCTTGGAGAGTTAAGAGATACATACGGAAAAGTTCAACAAGATTTTGGTGCATTGAAAGTTAGACGCTTGGTTTTAGATCAACAATTAGAAGAGTTGGATAATGCTGATGATGCTGTTCACAAAGCTTATACGGACAACCAAGAAACCGAAAGGAAATTGGTAGAGGAGTTGAATGAAAAATATGGTCCAGGTTCATTGAATCCTGAGACAGGAGTTTTCACACCAGCACCACAACCAGAAGCTGAGGAAGCACCAGCAGAATCATAAACTTCTCTCGTTGTTGTGTGATTAACACACAAAATTTTAATTAATTTAATTGGGAGAATAACATGAGTGAAAGAATAGTAAGTCCTGGTGTATTTACACGAGAAAAGGACTTATCATTTCTACCACAAGGTATTGCTGAAATTGGAGCAGCGATAATAGGACCTACATCTAAAGGACCTGCTTTCGTACCTACTCAAGTAACGAGTTTTGCACAATTTGAGAATATTTTTGGTGGATTAACAACTGATTACTATGTACCTTATACAGTACAAGAGTATATCAAAAATGCACCGACAGTAACTATTGTTCGTGTAATGGGATTGGGTGGTTATCAACACGAATCCGTTTCATTAGTAATGGATGGTGAGGTTGCCGCAGTAATCAAACCAAGTGCTGGTGCTCAAGCACAAGACTTTTCTGCTGCTTCTGTAACTGCTGCTACCAAAGCATCATTAGTAATATCACTTACAGATGGTGGTGGGGCAACAGGATATAGTGCTTCTTTAGATCCAACATCAGATAGCTATATTACTAAAGTATTTGGAACTGATCCTAAAAGTTCAAACGCTAAAGGATATGTTTATAAAAACTTTAGATCCTTTCAAGGTTCACAGGCATCAAATTCTGTAGTTACTGTAGCTTTCAATAACAGTATTGGTGAGAATTTTAAGTTTGATTATAATAATGCAGCTACACCATATATCATTTCACAGAAAGTTGGTGGAACTGCTAAAAATCTATTTAAGATTAAAACTCGTTCACATGGTGAAGATGTAAATACTAAATTTAAGATTGCTGTTTCTGATTTAGCTGCTGCAGGTACTGTTCCTGGTAGTGATTATTCTTCTTTCTCATTGAAAGTATTAAGAAATAATCCAGGTCAAACCAATGATGGTGAAGTATTAGAACAATGGGCTAACTTGAATTTTGATGAAGATTCTGTAAATTATCTACCAAGAGCCATTGGTGATAGATATGTAACAATAGATTCAGAAGGTAAATTAACCTATAATGGTGATTGGCCAAATAAATCAGTTCATATTTATGTAAGTGATTATAGTACAAATTTACAAGGTGTTGATGAAGCAATAGTACCTCATGGTTTTTCTGCTGTATCACATCCTGTAACAGGTTCAGCAATTCCAACTGCTAGTTTTGTAACTGCACAGACCAATACATTAGGTGTATTTGACCAAAATGTATATTATGGTTGGAATTTCAGTGCAACTGCTTATGATAACCAACAATATCTTGCACCTATTCCAAGTAATGTAAGTGCTGGTGCGAATGTTGCTTTCTCATTAGAAAATATGTTAGGTGATGCTGGTGCTAGTGCAATTGGTGCTGATACATTTTCTGATGCAGCTGAAGCTATTACACTAACACTATCTGCAAAACAACAGAGAAAATTTGTTGTTCCATTTCAAGGTGGATTTGATGGAGTTGATCCAACAGTATTGAAGAAAACTGGTGGTGATATAGCTGCAAATAATACACAAGGATTGGATTGTAGTGGTGCTAATAATAGTGGTTCAATTGGATACAAAAGAGCTATAAATGCTGTTTCAAATCCAGATGAATTTGATATTAATCTATTAGTAACACCTGGTATTATACATGAATATCATAGTGGAGTTTCTAAACATGCTATATCAAAAGTTGAACAGAGAGCAGATGCTTTCTATGTGATGGATGGTTCAAGATGGGGTAGAAGTGTAACAAATGCAGTTGCAGATGTAAATGGTATTGATACCAATTATGCTGCTGTATATTATCCCTGGGTTAAAATACTTGATTCAGTAAAAAATAAACCAATGTGGGTTCCGCCTTCTGTTGTATTACCTGGTGTAATATCTTTTACAGATAGTGTAGCACATGAGTGGTTTGCACCTGCTGGTTTGAATCGTGGTGGTTTAGGTTCAGTATTAGAAGCTAAAACAAGATTGACACATACCGAAAGAGATGATTTGTATGAAGGTAGAGTTAATCCAATTGCTTCATTTCCTGGACAAGGTGTTGTTGTTTTCGGACAAAAAACACTACAAGGTAAACCATCTGCATTGGATAGAATCAATGTAAGAAGATTGTTAATTAGACTTCGTAAGTTTATTGCAAGTTCTTCAAGATTCTTAGTCTTTGAACAAAACACTGCTGCTACTCGTAACAGATTCTTAGGAATAGTTAATCCATTCTTAGAATCAGTTCAAGCAAATAGTGGTTTGTCAGCATTTAAAGTGGTAATGGATGATTCCAATAACACTCCAGATGTTGTAGATAGAAACCAATTGGTCGGACAAATCTTTATTCAACCTACAAGAACTGCTGAGTTCATTGTGTTGGATTTTGTAATCTTACCTACTGGAGCTGCGTTCCCAGAGTAAGTCTAACTTATACATATAAACGCATTGAGAAGCCCCACTTTTTAGTGGGGTTTTTCTTTATATAAAATAACTTCAAAAAAACTTCTAATAATGATGTAAAACCACTATTCATTTTTTTTTAAAATCTTATATTTATTATTGTATAATATAACCAAACTTTTGGAGAATATAATGGCTGATATTTTAAATGCAGACGAAATCTTTTTTACCCCGTTTGAACCGAAAACAAAAAATCGGTTCGTTATGTACATTGAGGGTATTCCATCTTATTTTGTAAAAACAATGGCCAGACCATCTATTACTTTTGAAGAAATAGCGTTAAACCATATCAATACTACAAGATATATTAAAGGTAAGGGAACATGGGAAACAATGGAAGTATCATTGTATGATCCAATCGTTCCAAGTGGTGCTCAAGCAGTAATGGAATGGGTAAGACTACATAAAGAATCTGTTACAGGTCGTGATGGATATAGTGACTTTTACAAGAAAGAAATTAAATTTAATCTTTTAGGTCCAGTTGGTGATAAGGTTGAGGAATGGGTATTGAAAGGTGCTTTCTTAACTGCTGCTAACTTTAATGACTTATCTATGGATGATGGTGCAGCTGTAGCGGATATATCATTAACTATCCGTTATGATTATGCTATCCTATCTTTCTAAGAGGTAAGTATGAGTTTTATAAGAGAAATGTTGTCAAGCGATGCGAAGGTGTCATCCAAAAGGGCTGTCGGGTTCGCATCGTTTTTCATGTTAATATGTTGTTGGGGTGCAGATACCTTTACAGCATTTGAGGTCAAAGACAAAATATTAGAATGTTTTATGTATATATCCGTTGTCGGATTAGGAGTAACAGCTGCAGAAAAGTTTGGTAAAAAATAGAAGTTCTTTCTATTTATTAATATAGTTATAAATTAAAATAGGTTTTAACACTCACAAGGAGAATACAAATGTCAGAACAAAAGTACGCATTTCCAACGGAAGTGCTATCATTGCCGTCTAAAGGTTTATTATACCCAAAAGACCACCCACTATCATCTGGTGAAATAGATGTAAAATACATGACCGCTAAAGAAGAAGATATATTAACATCATCAAATCTAATTGAAAAGGGTTTAGTGATTGATAGATTATTGGAATCAGTTATTGCAGATCCAAAAGTTAAATTAGGTGACTTATTAATTGGAGATAAGAATGCTTTAATGGTTGGAACAAGAGTATTGGGTTATGGTAAAGACTATGTAGTTAATATGACAGATCCAGATACTACATTAGAAGTTGAACATTCATTTGATTTAACTAAATTAAATCACAAAAAGGTTGATGAAAAATTATTCAAAAGTGGCGAGAATAAATTTGAATTTGAATTACCTAATACTAAAAGAAAACTTGAATTCAAACTTTTAACACATAATGATGAAAAGAATATTGATAAAGAATTAAAGGCTTTAACTAAATTATCAAAAGTTACTGGTATTGATAATACATTAACTACAAGATTAAAAACTCAAATAATTTCAGTAGATGGTGAAACTGATAGGGAAAAAATTAATGATTTTGTTGATAATCAATTTTTAGCATTAGATACTCGTGCATTCCGTAAATATATAGAAAAAATTACACCTGATATAAATTTCAAAGTAGAATATGAAAGTCAAATAGGAGAAACCCACACGGTAGAAGTACCGATAGGGATTCGATTTTTTTGGCCTGACTCCGAGCTATAAGAAAGTAGTTCATGAGGAGATTTTTCTCCTCTGCCATCATTCAAATGGGTTTATACAATCTGATGTATACAACCTACCAGTTTATTTAAGAAAATTCTATTTAAAACAATTAGTTGATTTAAAGGAAAAAGAAAATAAGGCACATCAAGACGCTCAAAAGAAATCTCGCAGATAGATTACTTGTGTAAAATTATGATTTTTGATATTTATTATTGAATACTTCCATTCAATTAAAAGGACAATATTATGAGTAAATTACAAGAAAATATGAAAAAATTACAAAAAGAAGGTATTTTAGATAAAGTTCTTAAAGCTATCACCAAACAGTTAAATAAAATGAGTGATGCACAATTTCAAAAGGCTAAAGCAAAATATAATAGAGAGACAGCTGGATTTTTAAAAACACTTAGAGATGCAGGTCATGACATCTAGTAAATTAGAGATATTAAATGGCTAAAAAACCTGGAGATGGTAGAAAAGATAATTGGGATGATATCAGATTACGCCGTATACAAGATGAAAGAAAAGAAGAGGAAAGACTTGCAAAGGAAAAAGAATCTGCTGATAAAAGTAGAGAACAAAGAGCTAAAACCTATGAAAGACTTGAGTCAGAGGTAACTAAACAAAAAAAAGAACAAGCTAAACTAGACGATATACTTGTAGGTAATGCTAAAGAAAAATTTGCCATAGATCAAAAAATAGCAATTGTAGCAGCTGAACTAAAAAGATTAAATGAATTAGGAGAAAAGGCAAGTCAAACAGATATACTGAATGTTAAGAAAAGACTAGCTGAATTAAAAGAATCTAAAAAGGTAGTGGATTCCATAAACAATGCTCAATTAGAAAGTTTAGAACATGCGGATAAAGAAGCGGTATTGTTATATGATATAAAGTCTAATAAGAAACAAGTACAAAAAATAGATAAACATATTAATGATTTAAAATCTGGTAGACTAGATTTATCAAAAGAAGAGACAAAAAAATTATTAAAACAGGCAGAAGCTCAAAAAGGATTATTAGAAAGTAATATAGAGTTAGCTAATGTTACTCAACAAAATCAGAAGATTTTAGATAAGGGTTTAGGAGTATTAAACTTATCGGTGGGTGCCTTACAAGGTATGGTTGCTAGTGCTAAAGCATTTACAACCGCTATGGCGGCAAATCCAATAATGTTTGCATTAACTATTGCTTTGGCGGGAGCATTATTACTATTTGGAGATATTGTAGGTAGGGCTAAAGATTTACAAGATAATATGGGTGGTAGTGCAACTCAATCTGTTAAAATGTCAAATGAATTAAAGGTTACTGATAAATATTTAAAAATGATTGGGGTTAATTCTGGTAATGTTGCTAATGCTATTGGTGAAAATTTTGGTACATTGAGTAATGTAACAGCTGATAATGTAAAGAATATTGGAGAAATGGAACGGACATTAGGTATTGCCTCTACCGACACCGCTAAGTTTGCAAAATTATTTTCATCATTAACTGGTGAAACTTTGAATGCGGGTGTAAATACTGCTAAGATGGCAGCTAGTTTAGCTCAATCAAATGATGTTGCACCAGGAAAAGTAATGGCTGATATAGCTTCAAGTACAGAAGAATTTGCTGCATATGGAAAAGATGGTGGTAAGAATATAATTGATGCAGCTATTGCGGCTAGAAAATTGGGATTAGAACTTAAAACTCTAACTAGAATTTCAGATACTTTATTAGACTTTGAATCTTCCATACAAAGTGAAATGGAAGCCTCAATGTTAATTGGTAAACAATTAAATTATAATAAGGCTAGGGAACTTGCTTTACAAGGTGATATTGCTGGAGCTGCAAAAGATGTTATGAAACAGATTGGTGGGGCAGCAGAATTCCAAAAATTAAATGTAGTACAAAGAAAGAAACTTGCTGCATCTATTGGGGTATCAGTAGATGAAATGAGTAAATTAGCCAGTGGTGAATTGAAGATAAAAGATGATAAAACTGATTTATCAAAAAATACAGATCAGTTAATGGAATCAATTGGTGCTATGGGTAAGTTGACTATTGCAATAGGAGTATTGACTGCAGCAATGGCTGTTAAGGCGGGAATGGATTTCTTTGGTGGTAGAGGTGGTAGAGGTAGTAGATTACCTAGAGGTGCACCTCAATCTGGAGTTAGAGGTAGTAGACTTAATCCTATGAATTGGGGAAAAACTAGAAATTCAGGTGGTAACATAAGAGTTAATAGTAAAGCTGGTTACTTACAAAGAGGTTTTACTGCAATAAAAGAAATGAAAAATCCATTAGCTGGTTCTGGTGGTAGAATAATGGATAGTATAAGAAATATAAAAAATCCATTAGCTGGTATGAAAAATCCATTATCTGGTGGTGGAGCAAAAGCAATGGATTTTGCTGGTGATATGTTTTCAATGAAAAATATGAAAGGTTTACTAAGTAAGGGTAAATTTAGTATTGGTGGTTTGGCAGCGGGTTTATTAATAGATCCAATTAAAAACGCATTTACGGAAGAAGGAAGTGTTATGAATAAAATGTTGTCAGTTGCAGATAAGACTGCGACTTACGCTGGATTAGGTGGAATGGGTGGTGCTGCAGTTGGTTCAGTAGTTCCTGTTGCTGGTAATATTTCTGCTGGAGCTATTGGTGCTATAGGTGGTGGTCTAACTGGTTTTGGTATTGGTATGTGGGAAGAATTTGGTGGAGAACTTAAAAATTGGTGGAGTGGTGAGTCTAAAACAGTAGAGGCAGCATCTAAGGCAAATCAAGAAGTTATTAAAAAAGTAGCACAAGTAGTACAAACAGGTCCTATGCAAGGTCCTCCAGTACCACCTGCAGAATTGACAGAAGTACAAAAAGCACAAGCTGCTATTGCTGAAAAACAAGCAATTTTTGAGGCAGAACAAAAAGCTATTGCGGCAGAAGAAGAAAAGAGACTTCTGGAGGAAAGGGCAAGACTTGAAGAAGAAAGACAGGCGACACTTGCAGCAGAAAAAGCAATATTAGAACAACAATTACAACTTCAAGATTTAAACAGTAAATTAGAACAAGCAAGAGCTAATGAAGCTAATGCTGCAGCTTCAATAGCTAAATATTCAGACCCTGAAACTAAACAAGTTCTTTCTGAGAAAAGTCAAAAACAAAGAATGAAAATGTTTGAAAGACAACTAGAACAATCACAAAGGAATCAGGATCAATTAATAGCTGCGATAGAAAAATTAAATAAAACAACCGCAAATTTAGCAGATAACTCATAAGGAAATTAAAATGGCATTAATAGATATGTTAACCGATATAAAAAGTTTCAACTACAATAAAGTAGGTAAGAAACATGATGAGTATTTTGGTGAGGATAATGCTACTGGATTTACAACTAATAGAGATACAAAAAATCCTACTGAATTTGGAGGTGTTAATGGTGAAAAATTCAATAGTAATTCTTCTGTATATAGTAAGATAAAAGGTGTTGATTTTTTTACAAATACAAATAGACCTGGTTTCTTATTTGATATGACAACCGATTTTGATGAAAGTAAGACTTCATTGTATATTATTGGTAGTGGTAATGATTTTAATTTTACAGAAAAGAGAGGATTTTCAACATTTAATGTTTCAACACCATATACAATAGATAGAGATACTGGTGATGAAACCGAACTACCTGATGGTGGTGGTAGTCTTTATAGTAAAAAGATTAATGATTTTAGGGCTGGATTAAGTCGTGTAGATTTCTTTGGTAATGAACATAGACCAGGATTTTTACCCAATTTACAAAATTTGTTAAAAGTAACATTTTTCACTGGTCTTACATCAACTGAATTTGATACAAATAGTAGTTTATATAGTACTGGATTGGATGGACAACAACTAACTGGTGTTGATTTTATTTTTAACACAAACGCTACAGGATTTACTCCAAATAGAAAAACACAAGACTTAGGACCAGGGTTAGGTGAAAGGGGTTTTACGGAACTTGCAACTGGTGAAAAGGCTGGTGAATATTTAATCGGTGGAACTGAATATGGTTTTCCAACACCAGGTAAAAACTTTGGTGGTGAAATATTTTTTAGTGATATACACGCTACAGGATTTACTCCGAATAGAACCACTAAAGATTTAGGACCAGGTTTAGGTCAAAGGGGGTTTTCAATAGTTGGTAATGGTGAAAAGGCTGGTGAATATAAAATTGGTTCAAGTGATTATGACAAGATAGTTCGTTCTTATGAAAATTTTCCAGTATTATCAACAGCAGTTTTTGAGAATAGTGATATACCACTTAGAGATTCATTGTCTATGCAAAGTGATGGTACATTTAGTCTTAAACAATATTCGGTATTAAATACAAGTTATGGTCAAATAAGGGTAGCAAGAAGTGTTGATAATAGAAATATGGGTATTAATTTAGGTAATGAAGTACCAAAAGAATCTAAAGATTATATTACATCAAAACCAAATATACCAACTGTACCTGATTTTAGTGAAGGTCATGTATATGGTGCTCCAATATCAAGACTAGCATTAGAAGATAGAAAGGGTGATGTAGATAATCAATATATCAAATTCGGTGGTGGAAATGCTGGATTGAGACCTGGTTATGCTAGTAATGCTAATCAAGGTGTTTTTGGTTTTGATTCACCATATATTATAAAAGAGATTGGGGATAGATATGATTCTTTAGATTGGGCAGTAGATAGTGCTATTACAATTTTACCATTTAAAATAGTTAGAACCGCAGAAGATGTAATTAGAATAGGTAAGTGGAATTTGACTGCTAAAGGTATTATGTGGAATGCTAATCAATTTTTACTAACAAATCAAGGTGCTAGACAAGAAACTAAACTTTTTAATCCATTAGGAACTTTGGGATCAATAGTTCCTCATGTACATTTACCAAGACATACTGATGGTACATTTAAAGATTTTGAAGAACCAGACAAATATCCAGATAAAATTACTGGTACTTCTACTATATTTGCACACAAACTACATCAACCTCTTTTTGGTGAAAGTGGACAGAGAATACCAGACGATCCTACTGGTTTAGCACAAGAGGCCTTAGATAGAACAGATGCATCGTTTAAAGGTATGGGAATAAATTATACTAATAGGATGGAAAATTTAAGATACTATAGGGTTGAAGAAAATAAAGGTCCAGTTCCAAATTTACATCCACTTACAGCTTTAGGGTTGGGCAATAAAGAATTTGTAGATCCAACTCATCATGTAAAGAGTACAAAAGGTCCTTTTGGCGAAAATTTAGGTAATAAAACAGAAGATGGTGAAAAAATAGAAGATAAACATAGTAGTCTAATTACAAATTATAAAAACTTAGAAAACTTTCCAGCATCTACAGGTCAAGGAGGAGTAAGGGGAATTGACAGTTCATTAAAAAATATGGAACAGATGAATTTAGCTGGTGATGATGTTGAAAAAATTAATATAAAACAATCAACAGGTGCTGTTCTTGCTAGTGAAGTTAGTAAGAAAAAAGGTCCTGTTAAAAAGAAAGAATTAGCCACTAAATATAATTTGGGTAGAGGTTTAATATCTAAAGGTGATAAGTTATATGAAGTTGGAACTTCAAATATGTTACAAGTTCCTTATGGTGGAGTATTTAATAAATTAAAATCAAGTATAGGTGATTTACCAAAAGATTTTATAAATTTTAGAATTAGAGATGCAGTTAATGGAAAATGGTTAATATTTCCAGCACATTTAGGAGCAATAACAGATACCATTAGTCCAGAATGGACAAAAGAGGCCTATATTGGTAGGCCTGATGAAGTACATATTTATACAAAGACTTCAAGAACAGTAGGTTTTGATTTTAAAGTGGCTGCATTTACAAAACAAGAAATTCCAATTATACAAGAAAAGATGAATTATTTGGTTGGTTTGGGTTATCCAACATTTAAGAAAATGTTACCTACTGATGTAGAAGAAAGACCAGTTTCACCCTATATCTATTTGACCATTGGAGATTTGTTTAATAATACTCCAGGATACTTTGATAGTATTACAATTTCTACCGAAGAAAATTATACATGGGAAATTGATGAGGGATTTCAAACACCAATGATGTATAATGTTAGTGTTAATTTTGTTTATATTGGTAGACATTTACCACAAACATTAGGTAAACATTATGATGTGCCTTGGTTAAAGGATGTTGGTGCTGGACCTAATAAATATGGTACATTTGGTAGTCAAGATCCAAGAGATGAAAGTCCAAAAAGTATTAGACCATTTATAGAAGGTGGGGATGTTGAAGATCATTGGTCTAAAAATGTACAACCACATGGGACAAGTTAATGAGTAGATATAAAAATACAAAAATAAAAAATGATATATATTCTAATAATCGTGTATTAAGAGTTACTGAATATCCAAAAATAACACCTAAAGAAAGTGATATAGTATATTATACTAGATTTGATGATTCTTATATGAGTCTAGCTCATAGATATTATAAAGACCAATCATTATGGTGGGTTATTGCTAGAGCCAATTCACCCTTTAAAGGTAAATTTAAATTTGAAGCAGGTACTAAACTCATCATACCAACTGATATTTCAGATGTGATGAGTGAGATGTATTTATTAAATTCAACAAGAGAAATATCAGATCCTAAATAATTATGTTTGAGAAAAATAATATAGAGACAAAAATTCAAGAAAAACTATTTCAAAGAATTAGAGCTATGAATAGAGAAGGGGTGGAGTTTGATCCATTAGCACCTGCTAGTGATGGTGTTCAGGACCAGGCCGTTCAAGCTTGGTTAGCTAAATCTTGTTGGGCAAGGGTTATTTCCGCTGTAGTTTATACACCAGATAGTTTAGATGGTGAAATGGCAGGTCCACCAGCACCAAATTCTAAAGCTAAATTGATGAGAATGTCTAGTGCTTTTAATACAGAGGGTGAAGGTGGTTATAGTCCAATAAATAAACCTATAACATCACAACAAAGTCTTTTTACATCTGATTCTTCAGCAACATTTAGACCACATAGTGGTATTACAAGTATTAATACAAGTTTTATGTCACAAACAGTACAATCGGTAGATATAAGTTGGAAGTTATGGGATATTAAACAATTTGAAACATATCAAAATGCATTTTTAACACATGGTAGAATTATTACAGTAGAATTTGGTTGGTCAACACCACAAGTAGCTACGGATAAACTTGATGTATCCACGGTTGATGGTATGAGGGCTATTTATAAAAAACAACAAGAACATATTTTAAATATGGGTGGTGATTATTTTGTAACTACTGGTAAGATAGTAAGTTTTGATTTTACTGTTGGTCAAAATGGAGAATATATTTGTAGTACTAAATTAAGCTCTATGGGAAATGATGTCTTTGCTGGACAAATAAGTGAAAATGAAAATGACGCACCAATAAAAATAAGAACAGATAGTGAAGATATGGAGAGAGCAATAAAAATATCTCAAAATACATTCACTAATTATATTAAGAGTTTAGAGTTACATTTAGCAGAGGCTAAGGATGAAGAAGGTGTATATTGTGATGAAGATACTGGAAGAACTTGGTGTACTTGGGGATATTTTGAAGATAAGGTATTAAATACCTATTTTGCATTTTCTAGTGATTGGGCAAAGGATATACCAACTCTTGGTGACCATGACAATTCATCTTTATTGATGTATATTAGGTCAAAGCACTTTCCAAACAATTCTGTACAAGTAAATGAACTTGAAAATGTTTGTAGATACCATAGTGAAATTACAACAAAATCATTAGATATATATTTACCAGGTAGTGTTATTGATTTACCTAGCTCAGATCAACCTGTTTTAAAAAATCAATCAGATAAGGCAAGGGTAAACTATGCAAATCTCCGTAGAATTATGAAAGGATTAAAAAATAAATTTGCTAATAATAAATTTCATGATGAAACTTTAAATAAAGGTATAATAAGAAATTTTGTATTTAGTGATGATTTTTTAAAAGGTATATGGGGTAGTGGTATTAGTACAGTTCAAAGTGGTTTAGATTCACATTGGAATTCAGTTACTTCTCAATATGGTGGGTTTTGGAACTTCAAAGCTCGTTCTGATGTTTGGGATACAAGTAGAGTAGGTGTTTTTGAGAAATATACAGAAGGACCTACTGATATAAATGTTATAAATCCATTTAAAGATTCTACTCAAAAAACTGATTTTAGTAATATAGTAAAGGATAAGTGTTTTGTATTTTCAGTATATGGTAGGCATTCACTAATTACTAATTTTAATGTTAGTGTCATTATGAGTTCTGATATGGCAACTATGGTAACTTATCATACCAATAATTCATCAGGACAATCACTTCCTGGTCCAGATGAAGTTGCAATAAAAGCAATGGCTGCATTTCAATTTCAAAAACCACCTAATGCTGCAGATTCTTATCCAGGTGCACAAAGTAGTGATGATTTAGTTTTAAAAGACATGACATTTCCGTTTATGGTAAATAAATATATTGATAGAAATGGTCCAGACGATCCTTATGTAATAAAAGATTTAACTGGAGACGGTCAATCTTTTATGGCAGATCCTACAGCAACTTTAGAAAATAAGACAACAATTATTAAGGAAATTGACCAAATAGATGAAAGTGAACAAAGACAAGAAGAATTGGATAAGGATGCTAAGGATAAAAATTATTGGTATAAAAAAGATGGTGAGGTAATGGATGATAAACTTATATATGACCAAAATGGAAAAATGTTAGATATATATAGTAGAACTATGATTGGTATAATTAATCAGAATTTAATTGATCCTAAAACTAACACCGCAACTGCTGATCCAAATATACCTTTTAATGTATCATTTACTATTCCAGGAATAGCTGGAATAAAACCATTTGATATGTTTCATATTGATTATTTACCAGAGTGGCATAGAAAAAATTGTATGTTTCAAATTACTAAAATATCACATAAGTTGGAATTATCTGGTTGGACAACTGATATTGAATCTCAAATGAGAGTTGATGGTAAAGAAGTAGAAACAGAAAAGTATAAAAATCCTGATATGGATATATTAGATAATGAAAAACAGGCAAAGTGGTTTAAGCAAGTTAATACAATAGAAAATGAAGATAAACCAAGAGAACCAGAAGATAAACAAGATTGGTGGAATCCCTGGGACTGGTTTGATGGAAAATAAATTACATTTTGAGAAAATAGTTATATATTTATAATAAATCAAGGTTATAGTTATGTTAAAATCCCAAGTATTAGACAAAGGTTTTATCGAGGTTGTAGACTCGCTCGGTAATGACCTTACAGTAGTAAACTCCGCTCGTGTATCATTCGGTAAAAGAAAAACCAAGTTTGATAAATCAGATGAAAGATTGGTTCGCTATCTTGCCAAATATAAACACTATTCACCATTTAGACATTTACAAGTACAATTCCATGTAAAGGCACCAGAGTTTGTTATGAGACAATGGTACAAGCATGTAGTGGGAATTGAAACTACTTCCAACTCATCTACCAAAGACCATGCTTGGAATGAGATAAGTGGTAGGTATGTACCAGTAGAAGAATTCTATGTACCAGAGGTTTGGAGAAAACAAAGTGAAGATAATAAACAAGCTTCAGATGGTGTATTGGATGATTTACAACAAAAAAGAATGAGTATGAATTATAGTGTATTTATGAACCAAGTTGAGATGGCTTATGAAACTATGATAAATACTGGAGTCGCTAAAGAACAAGCAAGAATCTTATTACCTTTATCACAATACACCGAAGTATATTGGACAGCATCTTTTCAGGCCATTATGAATTTTATTGAGTTGAGAGATGAGAAAACTTCACAAATAGAAATACAATTGTATGCTAAGGCCATGAAAGAACTTATGTTTGATGTATATCCTAAAACAACTGAAATTTGGAGTAAATTGTATTGGGAGAAGTAGTTGTAATTGATACAATTGAAAAGTTTGAAAGACTCAAAGAAGGAGTTAAGAAAACACCATTTTTGTATTTACAAATATATTCAGATGTAAATAAACATCCATTAGAAAATAGAGTTAGTTGTTA